CACTGGAATAGGTGCCACGCGTACCCGCCGCGACAGCCTTGAGCTGGCCATTGCGGAACCCTTCAAGGAAGGGATTCGGGCGGTTGCTTTCGATCATCCCGACGTCTTCGCCGGGCAGCAGCGTGTCGATCACGATGCCCGGCGCGATCGGAAAGGTTCGCTCTGCGCGCACCTGACCCTCGGCCGGCGGAATGTAATCGTCAGGAAGCCCCTTCTTGATGTACATGGCCAACGCCGCACTGATTCGCGCCGCGACCCGCTCGCTTTCCTCGTAATCCTTGATATCCGCCAGGCGGATCAACACCGCGTGTAGCAGCGGCTGGCCACGGTTCTGACCAATGCGCTTACGGTGCGCGATGTGAATCATCTGCTCGGCCGGCACGCGTTTGGTGTTCTGCGCAAAGATTCCGCGTTGATCCCCCGGATGCCCTTTGAACAGGTGGTAAGCCCGCTTGCGACGCCATGCATTGCGCTCGACGCCCTGCACAATACCCTTGGACAGATCGGTGTACTCAATGGGCAGGTAATCCGGCTCCAGCAGCTCCAGCGCAAACGGCACGCCGTGCAGGTGGTCGTAGCCGGGCACCTTGCCCATCAGCATCTGCGCCAATCCCTCACCATCCCGCAGCCAGGTGCGACACATCAATCGTTCCATTTGCGGCCGGGTCAATTCCCCGGACGTCTCAGGCGTGAGCGACCATTCACCCCATAGCGCTTTAACCGATGCCGCGAACGCGGTGTGGATCGCGCCGTCGTACCTCAGCGGAATCGGCTCCACCGCAATACCCGGACCACCCACCACCCGCTCTTCCAGACGATCAAAAAGCCCCGTGACAATGTCGTGGTCTTCGTCCAGCTTGCGGCACTGCTCACGCAACGATTTCAGCGTTTTGTTCAGCGAGGCATCAGCGCTTTTGGTTTGCTTCTTTGCCCTGTGCGTGCGCGTCACCGTGGCGGCTTCAAACGCCATGATCACGTTACGCGCGCGCAACCGCTCAGCGACGAAACCCGGGAACAGCGGCGCTAGGGCCTTATCCAGCAGGTTCATTCAAACGCCGCCAGAGAAAACCCCGGGCGCCCTCCGCGCTGCATCTGGGCCACGCGCCGCTCCCACTCCATCCGGCCTTGCCTGATTTGCGGCAGATCCGCCATGACGACACGTCGGCCGTTGAACTGCACGTCCTTGCCGGCCAGCACGTCCGCCTCGGCTTGCATGTACTTATCAAGCATTTCCTGCGCTGTCACAGCCATGCGTTCGCTCCTGTTTCAATCCAGCCGCCGGCGGCAGGCTGGTGGTCTGGTTGAGGTTGGATCGGCACGGGTGACGGCTCGGGGGCTGGCGCTTGTAGCTCGTCAAGGTCGATCGCTTCGTCTGGCTCGTCTTGATCCTCTGGCTCGCCCGCATCGCTCAAAGCCGAGTTCTGACGCGCCAGATACTCCAGATCGAGGCCGAATTTCTCTTGGCAGATGCGCAACGCCGCCAGGGCGTACACAAAGCAATCGAGCGCCTCGTTGCGCTTCTTGCTGGCATCCCAGCGAAGCACGCGACGCCCTCGGGCCATGATCCATTTCTTAGTTTCGCTGGTGAGCTGCTTCAGCTCGTCGCCGTCACAGATCAGGTCATCGGCTGGAAAATGCACCAGACCCGGCACCGGACGATTGCCGTCCGGTTGTAGCTTGAGGCGGTTGTAGATCACCTCTTTGGCGTTGTCGGTCCCGATTTCCGTGAGGTAGGTTTTCGACTTCTTTTCCTTGCGGCGCGGGAAGCTCGCAATTGGCTTGCCGTAGGTACTGGCCCCGAAAATCGGGATCACCCAATGCACGCCATGCTTGCGGCTCTCAGCCCGAACAGCTTCCGAGTGGTGGCCGCCGGAGTCCCAGCACCAACGCTCGACGCGCATGACCGCACCGTCTGCACGGGTATACATACGGTGCAGCTCACGCCCCACTTTGCGCTTGAGAACCGCGCTCGATGGATCGCCATACAGAATTTTGCGGTCAATCAACCACGCTTCTTCGCCGGCACCCCAACCCCACACACGCAGCTCATAACGGTCATCTTGGGTATCGATCGAACCGGTCAGCATGACAACGCGCGGCGGCACCTGGGCGGCGTAAACCTCACGCCGCGCGTGCAGCAGCTCCCAGTCGACTTTCTCGGTCTGGTCTTCTTCCCACGTCTCGCCCAGCGTGGTGTTGGTAAACGTCTTGAGCTTGCCCCGATCCTTGCCAGCCTTGACCCGCTCGTCGGCGATCTTTACCCAGGTCGTAAACGTCGAGTACACCGTCCAGATATGGAACGTCAGACGGCGCGGCGTGCGGATCGGCGTATCGTCCGCCTCGAACCACTCCATGCTGTCGCGCGTCCAAATGCCGGTTTTCTCGCAGATGTAGCGGCCCGAACGTGACGCCTCAATCATCTCGTGATGTTCGAACGTGCAGCCGTGCCCGGACTCGCACAGATACCAGGCCTTGACGACTTCGCCGCGATCATCCTTCAGCCACTTGATGCCAAGCGGCTCATCCGGCCCGCCCCACTTCAGCGTCTGCTCAGTGCGGCAGTGCGGGCAGCGAATGTGAAAGCGCATCAGGTACGCCGATTCCTCGGCCGCCCGGGTGATCTGGCAGGTGCCCGCCAGCTTTGGCGTGGAACCGCGAATTGACTTTGGGTAGGTCGCCCCTTCTAGACGCTTGTCGCCCAGAAAGGTCGGCGAACCCTCGCCGTCGATATCCTCATCAAAGTTCGACAGCTCGTCATAGCCGACCTCGTCCGGGCTTTTCTCCCGGTAGTTACCGCCGGCCGTACCGCCCAGCCACCAAAGCACCTTGCGGTTTTCGAACACCTTGGATTCTTGGGTGTTGTCGCCGTGTTTCTTTCCGCACCAGGGCGCCAGAGCCTTGATCACCGGCACGTCGCGAATCATCGGATCGACGTGCTTTTTCATGATGTCTTTAGCGTCGTCGTCGGTCGGGCTCCACATGCAGACGCTGCGCTTCTTGTGTTCGATCTTGTAGGCGATGTTCGCCACCAACATCTTGGTATAGCCAACCCGCGCCGACTTCAGCAGGTTCAGTTCTTCGATAAGGTCATTGCCCATTGCGTTGAGCAAGGGCACTTGGAAGGCCTCTGTTGTCCATTTGCCTTCGCCGTAGGACGATTCCGAGGACATATAGAAATACTTATCTGCCCACTCGACGGCCGTCAGGGGAGCATCTTTCTGAAGGCTTTTCAGCCCGCGCCGGACAGCGTCAACCAGTGGCCTCATCCACGGTGGCGATGTACTCATCTAAAAGCTCCGGTATACGGTCAGCCAACCCGACAGCAGCGTTACGCGTAACGGCAATTTCGGTTTCGACCGCATCAAGGTGACGCACGGCGATATCGGGGTGTTTGCGTTTCACGCTCTTGGGAATGGTGTTCAGGGTTGAGGCCAACTGCGCCGACAGGCTGGACAGCGCAAAAATCATGAAACCGACCGGAACAAGCTCCTTGTCGCCGATCTTGTTTTTGCGTGCCTGGGCGTCGGCCTGCTCTCGGGTCAGACGCAGACGCTCGCAATCGATCTTGTAACCAATCAGCGGATCAACTTCTTCGGCGCCAGGTTGTTGCTTGCCGGTCTGGTGTTGCAGGCGGTTATCCAGCACCGACCGGACGTCATAAAACGACTCGCGGCCGATCTTCGCTACTGCTGCGACGTCCCATTTATCAAAGGCCTGCACCGAAATACCAAGGCTGTCGGCCATGTTCTTCTTGTTCAGCCAACCCGGCTGCCGCGTGATCGCGGTGATCTTGGAAGACATAACAACAACCAACCTCTGGAAAAGGGTCATACATAGCGATAAGGCGGGGCCCGAATTACCCCCTTAGGGGGTGGGGTCCGGGAGTACCTTTTGGTTTTCGCCCCCAGGGGGGCTGTCAAGCCAAAAAGTCGAAGAAAACGACGAAAAACCGGCTTTTTTCACCTTTTTTGACGATTCCGCCCGTGCGATCCACATCACCGCGCACCAGCCATGGCATCAGCCCAGGCACCGGCGAACACCTCTTCCCGGTTGGCCTTCACGATGTTCTCGGCGATCTTGAAGAACGGGAAGATGGTGCGATATCGCGGGGCCGAGTCAGCGAAGATGAATATCGGCCGCACTGCATCACCCATGCCCATCGACTTGCGCTCCCACACACCTTGCGTACCGTCGACCTCGCCAGAAAAGAAGCGATGGGCGTTGCCTTTGCGGCGGCTTCGGGCACCGCCACTGGCATTGGCCTGATAGCCCCGCGCGGACTCAGCAGCCCCCAGGCCAGACAGGATCTTCAGCATCGTGCCGCGTGACACGTTGCCGTACTGATTCATGAAAGCCGTGGTAGGCACCGCGTATTGGCCGCTGCGCATGATGCCGCGCGCTATCAGCGACTTCTCGAAACGCTTATGGGGCCGCATCCCACCGCTTACCGCCTGCTGCAGGTAAGTATCGGCAGGCACGCCAGATGCCCACGAGTCCTTGAAATAGACTTCAGCAGCACGCTGCTTGGTGGCCATCTTCACAAACAGACTATTCAGCGTGGTCGGGGTTGGCCGATCCAGGCGCTTCCGCATCACCGTAATGGTGCCTTCCTTGACCCGCTGGGCCAGCCGGGTAGCGGTCAGGGCTGCCACGAAAGGAAGGTGCTTTTTCTCAAGCTCCAACATGCCCGCAGTGACCGGGGCAGAATCCAACCCTAAATCGATCTTGAACATGTGGACACCTTCGAATGATTGAGCCGGCTACGTGTTCACGCCACGACTTGGCGCGTTCGAAAACGTGGCGCGGATTAATCGACGTTGCGACTGGGCAACTTGAAGTCAGTCACCCTGTCAGCAATCGACCGGATCTTCTCTACGCCCAGGAAGCCAACCCAACCACCTGCGAAGGTGGCCATGCTCTGGGGCAGGCCGAAAAAATCTAGGCCGCTGATAATTGTTAAGGTAAGGCCGCCACAGATCGCGCCCTCCACCAGCATCTGGCGCCGCGTGCCGCCACCGTAGGTGATACGTAGGACGGCCATCGCGCAGGACAGCGCAGCCGCATAGAGGATTGGCGAATGCTGGCTAAACCACGCAAGCGCTATCGCCCATGTGTCTGGTTTGTCTGGCATGTTCGGCATCTCAGGTTCCTCCCTTTCGGGGAGTGAATAGATCCGGCTCCAGCAGCACTCCCAGCTCGGAGCGATGGGTGTGGTGGAGCCGAAAACGAAAAGGCCGCGGTCAATGCCGAGGCCCTGAATAGGTGCAGATGGTCGGTGCTGATCTCCTACGCTTTCATCCCCCGGTCCCGGACTTACGAGCGGCCTTCGGTTGTAGCCCTTCAGCGTGCGCTGTCATCTGCATAACATGCGTGTCTTCCCAAGCTGCCCGCATGAGCCAGCCCTGGCTATGGCTAACGCCCACATCAAATTTTTGGCATAAAAAAGCCCACTCGGTGGCGGGCGAATGGCCATGTGCTACTTTCGAGTGGCTGTCATGGAGGCAGTACCAGTAACCGAAGGAGCAAAAATGGCAAAGTATAAAGTTGCACACATCCACGAGCAGGGGAATGACATGATCATCATCCCGCTCGACTCATCCTTTAATAGCAAGACTGACGGGCAACAGGCTGATGCGATGGAGGCATTTCAGATTGCCGCTTCATCGGCGGGGCTAAGGGGCTCGGTCGTGCTGATCTGGAAATCTGGGAGTTATGTGAAGTTCAGGGGGCCACAGCAATGGCACCCTTTTTTGAAAAGCCCAGGCATCTACCAACTAGTGATGGCCAACATCAACAAGGAGTTGACGATTCACTGATTGGCCGCAAGGACTCGTCACCGGCCTCAACCAGAGCTGACTCAAGAGCGGCAATGATCCGATGAATTGTTCCGTCTTCGCGGTGCGACAGAAATGTCATGCCGCTTTTTTCGCCTTGAGACCAGATAACTTCACCACTTTCATCAAGTACTCGTACTTGCATGGCTGAACTCCAGAAACAGAAAAGGCCCACAGATACGGCGAGCCTTGAATTGAATCAGCCCCGGCAGCACTCCCAGCTCAGAGCGATGGGCGTGGTGGAGCCGAAAACGAAAAAGCCCCGGCAAATGCCGAGGCTCGATGGACTGTAGAAAGCAAAAAGCCCAATTTTAGGGTCGGGCGTTTGCTCGCGTAAAAACCGCAAAGTAACTGAAATCTATATTTTGTCCCCGGGCTTGTCAAGCCTCGGTTTCAAAAACAAACCCCATCCTTGAGGGGTACTCTATCCACGTCAAAGGATCGTTGGGATAATTGGGTTTTGTACACTGGAACACCCAGCTTTTTCCCAAATTCCAGCACTTCAACTCTCAAAGTCTCAGGCGCATTATGTCCGAGAATCAACTCAGACACTGCATCAAATGGGATCTTGAATAAATGTGCAGAATATGGTTTTTCATCACCTATTTTGTCGGCATCCTTGAGGAGAGCAAGAAGTCTATCTTCCTCTTCATATTCCCAGTCAACAGACTTCGTTAAGAAGATATCAAGTCCAACCACCTCCGATTGTTTCTTTGGAATCGTGGGCCGCACATTTGTATAATTAACAGGCAGCAACGATGTTCGCCGGAGAGACCCACCATCAGAGATCTCTTTAAAAAATCCATGATCCACGTCGAATCCGACACAAAAACCTGAATAAATTTTAGTGTAATGAGACCACATCAGCGCACTATTCCAACGACGAGAAAGAGACAGTATCCCAAGGTCTTTATTTATACGATCCTGATTGAACTTCATAGTAAAGTCTCTATAAAGCCATGGATCGTCCTTGAACATGGCTTCAATACGATACATAGCAGTTGCAATCATTGAAGACTTTTGCAACTTTTCTTCCCGACTATCACTCTCTGAATACCCAACCTTCTCTAAAACTCCTGCCAGTAAGTCACCTGACATTTCATCAGGTGTAACGTCAGGAAAAGAAGCCAAACACTCATATGGGTCGTTTAACGCCGCGGGTTGAGAAAACCGCAGCAAGCCGTTGTCTAAAAACTTACTCCGCTTCGCCTCTAAAAACTTATATACGTTCCCCACAAGCATCAATCCCTTCTAAAGTCCTTTGAGGTAGAGGCGAAAAAATGACTTTCAAGCTGCCTCTCTCTTCGATTCTAACGCACCATCAATCCAAGCAATACCTGCCTTCCAAAGCTGTCGGGTCTTCTCTTCGCCGAAGCCCATCTTCTTGCCGACGTCCATCAGAGAAGTGTCGCGGGCGGTGTAGTACTTCAGAAGCACCTGGCCGCTTTCCGGGTAGCGCTTGAGCAGGCGGCCCATCAGCCCATCGATCAGCAGCGCGTCGTCATCGGTGATCATCGGCGACAGGATAGTGTTCTCGCGGGAGGCGCAGCACGACACACCAGAGCCCAGGACAACCCAACGGCCCCAATGCTCCAGCAGATCCTCGGCGGTACGTTCTTTAAAGCTCGGTGTGAAGGCCATGGCTCAATCCCCTGTGTAATTTGTTCCGCCTGCTCCCAGGCGGTTTGGTTGCTCGTACTGGCTCTGTGGACCTGTCGGTACTGGAGAAGTCTTTAACGCCAAAACCTCACGCTGTGCCTGCTGCAATTTGAAACTCAATTGGGTAATTAGCTCGTCGGCAGAAAGCACCAACTTGGTCCCCTGAACAACCCAACCTGAGCCGTTGCAGTCCGTGCAAACCAGCTCATAAAACACCCCCGCTACTACCGCCCTACCCTTGCAGATCGAGCAGGGTTCAAGCTCGATCCGCTCCCGTTTAAAGCCAGGCCCCTGTCGTTTCTGCACGTTTTAATACCTCGCCCTTAACAAATTGTGGTTGTGGCTCGCAGCCCCCGCCGTTCAAAGCGTCTACGAGGTTTTGCGAATTTTCATATCTAACGCCTGTCTGCGTGTGAATCGCCTTGAAGCCGCGCGCATCTAACCAGTTGTGCCACTTCACCAAGGCTAGGCGGCGCTGCTCTTTGGCCTGGGTATTGATGTAGGTGGAAGCGATCTTGCCCAGGGAGTGATTCAGCAGCATCTCGCCGATGTGGCCGTCGACGCCGAGATCAGTCCAGGCGGTACGGGCCACCTTGCGTAGGTCGTGACTGGACCAAGCGCCCTGCCCTAACCGAGTGAACACGGCACTGGCTTGGTTATCACTGAGCGGCTTGCCACGGCGTGACGGGAACAGGAAAGCTCCCTCATAACCCTGAGCTGCCTGCAAGCTGCGGTATTTCTGCAGGAGCGAGCAGACTTGGTCGGTCAGTGGCATACGCAGTTCGGTCTTGCTCTTGGTGTGTTCGGCCGGCAGGAACCACTCGCGCTCCGGCAGCGCGATATCGGCCCAGCGCGACTGGCGAGTCTCACCGATGCGAGTGCCGTGGCAGAGCATCATCAAGGCCAGCATGGCGTCACCCGGCGCGCGCTCGAATCGCTCGGCCAGCAATTGCACTAAGTCCGGCACCTGCACATCGCGCAGGCGTGCAGCCTTCGGCTGGATACGCGCAGTCGTGAAGTTGCTGAACTTGAGCTCGGCCATAGGGTTGAAGGGGATCAGATCGAGCTTGCGCGCCTGACGAAAGGCCATCGCAAGCAGACGGAACAGCTGCTGCACATACGACAGCGACAGCTCAGCCTGGGCCGGCCACATCAGCAGCTTGTCCAGGGTCTGCGCACTCACATCCCGATGCAGCAGATCGTCCAGGCGCGGTTTGAGTTGGCAGCCGATCGCGGACTTGATGGCCGCGCGGCGCTTGTCGGACAGTGCCCGCGACCTGGCCATGCGGTCACCGAACCAATCAAGCAGCTCGCCGACAGTCAGCCAGCCCGACACGCTAGCCGCGCAGTCCGCCGACACGCGCAGGCGCACCGCCGGCAACGCCGCGATCACCTGCTTGGTGTTCAGGTCAGGAAAGGCGCCAATACGGTGCCACTGGCGCTTATTGAGCAAGTACCAGGAACCGCGCGCACGGTTCTTGGCGAAACGAAAGTGCAGCGCCGGGTGACTGGCATCGCGCAGATCACGTACATGCTCAAGTTTGGCATTGCGGGCGATCTCGGCATCCGACAGCTTCACCGTCAGGGTTTTGATTTGAGTGTTCAAGCGGCGCACTCCTTGGGGGCCAGGAGATCAACGACCTCGAAAGTGGACGGCCACATCCAATCCCCATAACGCCTGGCCATCGCCTCATCGGCGAACAAGGCCACAGCGTGATCAGGGAGTACATCCATATCCGCCTTGTAGCCGCAGCAATGCACGGCATAGCGGTAGGTGGCCGGGGCCGGGACGGCAAGACGAATTGAAACCATCAGATTTTTTCCTTAGCTCTGTAGCGGCCGGCCATACTGGTAACCCTTTCAGGCTTGGGCGGCTCAACCCATCCGGCAGCTAGTTGTTCGAAACGGCTGTATTGCCCGAGGAAGGCAGCGCGAACGGTGCCGCCGGCGATGTCCCGGCCCTTGCCAATGATGATTTCGGCAATGCCCTTCGCTTCCGAGTGCTCGTGATAAACCTCGTCGCGATACACGAAGAGGATGATGTCCGCGTCCTGCTCAATAGCGCCGGATTCGCGCAGGTCAGAACACAGCGGGCGCTTGTTCGGGCGCTCTTCGCATTTACGGGAGAGCTGACTGAGCAGGATCACCGGGACACCTAACTCGCGAGCCATGAGCTTCGCGGTGCGCGTCATATGGCTGACTTCTTGCTCGCGACTGGACGTGCGCGAGTCGGATTCGACCAACTGCAGGTAGTCAATAACGACCAAGTCCAAGCCATACCGGCGCTTATGGCGGCGAGCCGCCGAGCGCAGTCGATTCATCGACATAGACGCGCGATCCGACAGAAACAGGTTCGACTTCTTGAGTTTGCCAGCCGCACTCATCAGCTCAGCGCCGTGGGTACTAGGGGCCTTGCCATTCTTGATCAGCTGTAACGGCACCCGCCCTTCGGACGCCATGAAACGATCCATCAGACCCGTGTTATCCATCTCCAGGCTGAACGCCATAACGCTTTTGCCTTCACGGATAGCCGCGTGAGATGCAATGTTCATGGCCAGCGTGGTTTTGCCCATGGCCGGGCGGCCAGCGATGACGATCAGTTGGCCAGGTTTGAGCCCTTGCAGCTTCTCGTCCAAATCAGCAATGCCTGTGGACAGCCCGTCAATTTCACCCCCTCGATCCGCTCGAGCCTGCAACACCTCAATGTAATCGTTGAGAAAATCCTCAGCCTTAACCACCTCGGATGTCGCCGACTGGCTGTCAATGGCGTGGGACTCAGCCTGTACCGCTGCAACCTTGTCAGCCGCCGGCTGATCACCGTAGGCAATGTCGTTGATCCGCACGCTCAGTTCGATGATCGACCTATCCAGGCTGCGCTCACGAACCGTTCCGGCGTAGGAAGCGGCGTTTGCAACACTCGGCGTATTGCGGGCAATTTCTGCAGCGTAGGCAAACGAATTCGCCCCACCAGGTAGATCACCAACATAAACCCCGACGGTCACGATATCGACGGGATGGCCCTCACCATGCAAGGCCAAAATCCCGCGATACAGCTCAGCATTGTCCTCGTAGTAAAAGTCCTCGGGCACCAAGTCAGCAGCGAGTATGTCGATCAACTCAGGACGCAGGAACATAGCCCCCAGCACGCCGTGTTCGGCTTCCAGGCTGTAGGGATCACGCATTGTAATTACCCTCCACAACCTTGACGAAGTTGCTCGGAGCAATCAGCCAGTCGAAGTTGCAGCGAAAAGAGCTCCCGCCGGAGGTGGACACCTCCCCCATCAGGAATTTGCTGGAGCGAACCAGTGCGAAGTACTCCGCCCAGAAACTGAGGTCTTGGTGAACAACGCTCTCGTTCCAACGAGCGGTGATCTTGCTGATCCGGTCCTTGGTCAACAACATGACTCGAGGAAACTCCGGGATCGTTGTGTTGAACAAATCGACGATTGCCTGAGCTGGGCATTTCGGCTTCGAAATTTTCGTTGGTTGCTCGGCGCCAACAAGAGATGATGGTTCACTTGATGGTTCTATTACGGTTCTGGGTGCGGCTGCTGCGGGGGTTTGTGTCGTGAGCTGCGGGGGTGGTGGTGCATCTGCTGCGGGGTGCGCCTCTTGCGGGGGTGCATAAGATGCGGGGGTTAGGGTGTAGATCGTCGAGCGTCCCATCCGCTCCCGGACAGACAAGATGCCCACTTGTCCAAGCCACTTTATGGCCGCCTGAACAGTCCTTTCAGCGAGGCAAGTACGCTCAGAGATACGAGCGACCGAAGGCCAGCAAACACCCTCGTCGTTTGCATTGTCAGCCAGGGATATCAGGACAGCTTTTTGTGGGCCGCTCATGCCTTGCAACGGCCAGCACAGGCTCATGATGATGGTGCTCATGCGAAAACATCCTGGGCAGGAGCCAGGGACGCCTTCAGGTGATTGAGGCATTCCCGGCGGAATTGAGACTTGGATTCTGGCGAGTACTGGATGCCAATCAGGAGCGCGGCATTCATCGCGGCGGGTTGGTTGTCTATGAGATGTCGAGACACACTTTCTGGATTGTCGAAAAGTGTCGCGACATCCACTGCACCATTGACTGTGGGGGCGTTATTGATCACTATTCACCTCGAAATGAAGTTGTACTAAGCCGCCCTGCCAGGCGGCTTTTTTATGCCTGTGATTCAGGCGGCTTTGAGTGACTCACTCAGAACATGCAGCGCTTCGATTGCCTCAAGGATTGCTTTCTCGCCCTGGGCTTTTTCGTGCTGGCTGATGTGGTTGTCCGCCGCGGCATCGAAAATCAATCGACCAACATCACCGCATTCCGCGGACAAGAGGCCCAGCGCGGCCATCAGTGGTTTGGCTTTCGGCTTTTCACGAGCCACGAGGTCAAAACCGAATTGGTCAGCGAGCGCCATCAGGGGGCGCATGTCTTGTGTGTGCAGCAGCACGCCAAACAGATGCTCAATCGTTAGGTGGTGCGCCGCGTTGTCCGGGTTTGAGCGCTGCAGAAGGCTCACGTGAGCCATGCACATTTTCCCTGCCAGCCCCTCTGCCCCGCTTTCCTTGATGGTGGTGTGGCAAGCCCTCAAGAAATCTTCCATTCGTAAATCCTCATTTTTGTTTCAGTGGCTGCGCGCCAACACGCATCGCAAAATGTTTCCAGTTACAGCAAATGAGCTACGCAGCCGTGCATTGAGACGGAAACGGGCGGATTTCCTCCGCGGAAAAGGTTCCATCCGCGTGCTCAGTTACTTGGATGTCTCGCTCCGCTTTCAAAGCTTTGGAGATCGCCGGAGAGCTGACGCCAAGAGCCTTGGCGACGGCGATCTGCCCCATCCTCTCGACCAACAATGGCAATGGCGTCTTCTTCATTTCTGTGCTCGACCAAGCTTGATGTGTGAAATCAATATTAACCGCCGGTTAGCTTTCAAGCAATACCGCCGGTTAGCGCAAATAACTTAACCAACGGTTAAATTTCACGGATGAGCAAAAAGAAAGAGTTATCCCCCGAGCTGAAAGCTGAGTGCGACGCTGCCAAAGCGCTTTTCGTATCGAAAAAGAACGCGCTCGGCCTCACACAAGCGAGTCTTGCTGAGGCTGCGGACATTTCGGCGGCTGCCGTCGCGATGTACCTGAACGGCACAAATCCGCTGAACGCGAAATTCGCCGTAGTACTCTCGCGCCTGCTTGGCGTGCCGGTTGAGAAATTCAGCAAACGGCTCGCCAAAGAGATCAGCGGTCTGACGACAACTGCAGATCAGACTACCGAGTTCGGATCGAATGCTTCGGCTGCCGACCTGGTTAGGCAGATGTTGGCGAAGCAAGGGAAAAGTCTTTCTGAAGACGCAAGAAGACGCCTACTCGCTGCGGCCGAATCAGAAGATGGCGGTGGAATGGTCGAAGTTGACTATTACCGGCTAGGCGTTGTCGGCGACGAAGTATGGATCGCGCATTACGACGTCCGTGCTGCCATGGGTGGCGGACAGATCCCCCACGACTACCCGGAGATGCTTCAGGATGTTCGAGTAAGTCCGCAGCATCTGCGCGAGATGGGAGTCGAGTTCAAGGAGCACTTCCATCTGAAAATGGTAACCGGCTGGGGCCAGTCAATGGCACCAACGATCAAGCACCGCGACCCGCTTCTGGTCGACATCAGCATTCGCGAATTCGTCGGGGATGGGATCTACATGTTCTCTTGGGAAGGCCATCTCTACATCAAGCGCCTGCAGTGGATCGGCGATGATCAGATCAAGATGATTTCCGATAACGAAAGGCACACGCCGCAGACAATCAGGGCGGATGAAACCTTCATCCACGCTAGGGTGCTGCTGGTCTGGAACGCTCACCTCGTTTGATAAGCGGCTCACTAAGGTTATGGACCATATGACCATCTGGCACACACCAAACCTAGAAGAAAAACTAAAGATTTTCGGCTAAACATTTATTTCATACAAAAGACATTTTGCCTGCCAATTGGAAGGCTGCGCTGGGGAGAAGGAAATGGCGGAAGCCAAAGTTGTGAAGCGGGCAAATGAAAAAGAGCTTTCTGAGAAAACGTTCACCATCTCTTACGACGCAAAGGAAAGTGCTCTTTCTCGGCACGAGATAAGTGCAAAGGACCTCGGTGAGGCCATTCTGGGCATGCATAACCTTATCGAGGAAACTGCAAGCGTCATTAGCAATGGCTCGGCAGATGTAACACTCAAGGTAACGACACCAGCAAAAGAAGGTTCTGTCGAGGTTGTATTTGCCCTACTTGCAGACCCTGCAACAGCGCTCAAGGTGCTGGGAATATTGGGGTTTGCGGCGCCGGCTGCGGCGTTTGTAGGTGGCTCACTGGTCGAGCTGGTTCAGCAAATAAAAGGTAAAAAAATAACTTCGATTACAATCGAAGGCGACAGTGAAACCGCAGAAGTTATGACCACAGACGGCCCTATTAAGGCGGACAAGCAACTCGCGAAGCTTATTACAAATACGAAAATTCGCGACGCCCTGCACAAGGTAATTCAAGCTCCACTAACAGGAAAAAAAGACGCCCAATTTAAAGTAAAGGGAAGCACTGAAAATACAGTGATCTCTATTAAGGAAGCCGCGATCGATGATTTCTCAAGACTGCCCAAAGGAACGCTCGAAGAAATAACTGTCGAGACAGAGATTGTCAGAGCGTCTTTTGCTCAAATAAACTTTGAGTCGTCGAAAGGCTGGCGAATCAGAAAACATGACGGTTCTGAATTCGCAGTTACTGTAAAGGACAAAACTTTCCTTGAGAAAGTTAACAAAAATCAAAAAAAATTCCAGAAAGATGATAATTACAATATCACGATTGAAACCACAACCACGTCCAGACCCACACGCGCAACCATCGAGCGTGCTATAATAAAAGTTCAGGATTAATCACCTGAACTGAAAACGACGGAGGTGGTTATGCCTACATGGAGTCAGCACGAAATCGCCTTGGCTATGGTGTATCTATTCATGATCATGCTTGCGCCACTAGCATTCAGGATAGGTCGCCTGTCCGTTAGATATATATACCATAGATACTTCTCAGCCGAAGATATATACGTTACATATAAGAATGACGGCGTAGTAAAATCCCGCATAAAAATACAGAGAAAACGGGACGGTTCAATTACAGAAATTGACCTTGGGTTAAGTCAGCGGAGAGCCAGCCATGAGTGAGACCGAGCACTCATCGTCAAACAGCCGCACTGGACTTACTGCCACTATCACAGGACTATTAGTTTCTATTAGCGCACTATTCACAGCGGATTTATCGACAGAAGCAAAAACTATAATCCCCGTAATAGCTGGGATTGCTAGTCCGTTTATTGCCGCTGGGATATCCAGACTCCAGCGAAAAGTTGAACAGGCTCCCGAACTAACAGACTATCTTACAGCATACGAAAACGACTTAAAATATCAGAAAAAAGCTTTGAAGGATAAAAACCTGTCCGCCGATGTAAGAGCCGACTTAGAAAAAAGATATTCTAATACAGTATTGAAAATGGCTACCGCTCATCAAGACTTCAGATCGGAAACGCTTGGGATAACAACAAGGGCTATTACTGATCCAGTTGAATGACGCAACCAAACGTCATACTTAGCCGTTTTTTTCATAAGCTCAGCCCTCTCGCTGAGCTTCTCATTGCTCATCAGAACGGAGCCGGCTCCTCTACCGGCTCAAATACTTCTACCAGCCGATCCTCCACAGCACTTGCCTCCCACCTCAGCGTCACCGACTCATCGTCGTTCAACGTCATGTCTATGCCGTCTGTCTCAGAAAGCAACCACATCACCTCCCCCCACTCTCGATCGCCGTCCGTGTCCAAACGGTGAATCGTCACCCAACGCTGAATCTGCGCCACCGGGTGATTAATCATATTCGACACTCGAAGATTAAGCCGCTCGATACCTGTCAGTTCAACTCGCTGGTGCTCTTTTTGTTGCTGCATCACGCCCATGCACTACCCCCTTATAGCTGTACATCTATACAGGTACCAGGAAAGCATAGCGCATCCATCGGCAAAAATAAATTAACCGCCGGTATTGACTACAAAGAAACCGCCGGTTAATTTGCGTCTCAAGCCAAGTAGATACAGGCCTAGCAGCGAAAGCCGCGCCGCTCTTTAACAGCCAACGCAACAAGCAACAGACCGCATTGCCTCTACCGGCGACCGGCGAGCAGACAGGCCCGAACGCCTGCCAACGACAGGGAAAACCTTGTACGGCTGATCGATGGTGAAACGCCTTAACCGAGTGAGTGACCCGGCAAGCAATGCGCCCCGCGAATCCCAGCGGCAGAAGGGAGAGACAACGAATCGAATTAGCGGTCCCGATAGCCTCGGCTGGGAACGCCGGACCTCATGCACCCTGCCCCACTCAATCGGGCATTCAGAGCTGTAGCGTGCATGTTGCAAGGACCTGTGATCCGTGGCGAACAGATGCTGTTTGACGCCGTGAGGAGGAAGCTCGCCGCCCACCCACGAAGACGACCGGCCAACCCTGCAATCAGCAGCGGGCAACGGGCCGCACCGCTGACGCAATACCCCGGTCTGACGCCAGTAGCGTGACCGGGCCTTTTTACGCCTCGCCTTTATCCGTCAGCACCCTCCCCTGGGCCCACCGGCACAGACCAGACGGTCAGGTTGCTGACGAGTAAATGCAAACCACACCGAGGGATCAGCCATGCACCCATCATTTCAAGAACGCATCGACGAACTCGGTGTGCTGCTGCAACAAACCAATGCAGCGCGAGCCGCGTTCTTCAGTCGCACTGATCGACCGATGCCGAAAAAACCGGTGCGCTATCAGGTAACAGGCGAAAGCGTCGGCATGTTCCAGATCGTCGACCTCACCACTGGCAAGACTCGCGCCTTCCGCCAGGACTATAAGGCTGCTCACGACCTCGCAATGCAGTTCGAAGCAGCGGCCAAGCATGTCCCAGGCGGTGCGCAATGATCGGCGAACCGATGCCAAACCCGAAAGACGCGGTGATCGCCGACCTCAACCGCCAGATTGATGCGTTCTACGGCGCGGGCAAGAAAGCCCAGGTCATCCCGCGCGGCGTCAGCGCTGACGGGCCTTTCAATGGCACCACCGCCCACCACGAACGCCTGCGTGCCCAGCGCGACAAGCTGGCGCCGTCGGTGCGCGCCGAAGCGGCCAAGGGCGTAGTAGCCAGCGAGGCAGCAAAAAGCCTGGTAATGCACATCAAGCGCATAACGCTGATCGCCCAGGAGAACGGCTTCAAGTTCGCCGACACCCCATGAGGCGCATCAGCAAGATCACCGCCGCGCGCCGCCGGCCGACATGGCTGGGGATCCCGGCAAGTGGAATCGAAGAGGTAGGTAATGGCCAAGGACAACGCGCAGATTCAGCGGGACAAGCGCGCGAAAGAGAAGGCGCTGCTCGACAAGATCGGCGCCGAGAAGCGAGCGCTGATTGTCTCGAAAGCGCTCGATGATGCACTTCAGGTGCTGGGCGATCACCACGATTTCAAGGAGTGGCAGGAAACGGTCTCGACGCTCCTGATCAACCTGGCAGCAACACCCGCCGAGGAGTCGGCCCGCTTCGTCACCATGTCGCGACCTGCTTTCGAGGTTACGGAAAAGCAGTCGCGACAGCTTGAAGAGTTCAGCAGGACGGGAATCGAAATAACTTAAAAGTGCGGATTACTGCGCTTGCTTATAAAGCGACGAGCAAAAATCGAACAATTAATTTTATCTGCCTCATACAATAGAGCTGTATGAAGCTCTTTAGCATACCGTGTTAAATCTTCGGTTTTAACCATAATTTCGGCATACCTAGGAAGTGAGTTCTCAGGATCTATTACAAAGTCAAGACCTGCTCCAAAGCGGATACTATTGATCGCTTGATAGGTTGAAAAATATTTTTCATACGCAGGAATTGCTTCAGGGAAGTATATATTAATCAGAGTATTGTGCTCATCTGACCTTGGCTGCACCTCATCACCTGGGACCGAGACCGCATCTTGCTCAGGAAGCGCTTGCTTTTGATCTATCTTTCTCACCTCGTTAGCCATACGTGTCGCCTCTACATGCATGTGCCGCATGTCTCTAGAGATCTCGATATAGAGCCCCTCCAGCTTATTCCTAAGTATTTCACGCTCAGCTCTTCTGGCTCCAAGAACGTAAGTAATTACACTTGATGAAATAGCACCACCAACTAATGCGCTAAATATCGAACTGAAAATATCAACCACGAGCCTCTCCCTTGATTCGGCTCCATGCCGGTCACCCGTAATACCCCATATCAACGAATCACGCCAGCCGGCCATTGAAGGCTGAGACTCAGCGCTTGTCGTGAGCGTCGGACGGCCAGGCACTGAAGAAAAATATGATCCCCGGAGTCATCACGCTGACCCAGTAACCGCTTGGATACAAAAACGGTCCGACCAACGACGTAATAAACAAAGCGCCTCCTGCTCGCCGCCGACGCTTTGGGTTGAACCACTCGCGGAACGCTTCAAGCTTTTTACCCGCCATTACCACCTCCTTGTTTGATAAGCAGCAAAGCATATCACCCACCTTAACGAATCACGCCAGCCGGCGAGGATCCCCCAATGTCCGCACAACAGATTGACGAAAAGAAGCTCGATCGTGCGATCCGCAAGATCAAGCACTGTCTGGCCCTTTCCAAAAGCGCAAACGAGAACGAAGCCGCCACGGCGCTCCGGCAGGCACAGGCACTGATGCGTGAGTATCGGTTGACGGAGATGGACGTAAAGCTGAGCGACGTTGGCGAAGTCGAATCGCAGTTCTCACGGGCCGAGCGGTTACCCGCGTGGGAGCGGAACCTGAGCGCTGCTGTAGCCCATGTGTTCGGCTGCACTTCGCTGCGCAAGTGTCGGTGGGACGCGGCAAAAAACCGGATAGTGGCGCGCGCCTCGTTCGTCGGCGTAACCCCCGCGCAACACATCGCGCTGTACGCCTTTGAGGCTCTTCTGACCAAGCTGAAACTTGCGCGCAAAGAATACGCCGCAGCAGTCCGCGCAGGCGTATATCGAAGTTCGTACTCCGCCGAAACAGCAGGCGACCACTTTGCTTTGGCGTGGGTCAACGAGGTCTACGGGAAGCTCTGCGCACTGGTCCCGAAAGGCGAAGATGACAGCCAGGCATCAAGCGATGGCCGCGACATCGTTGCCGTCGAAGCGCAAGACAAGGCGCTGATCGACGAGTACCTGGCCAACAACGGCGTCGGCAAAGCCCGGAAAGCGCGCGATATCGACATCGATATGAACGCCCAGATCGCGGGGATGCTCGCGGGTCGAAAGGTCGACCTGCACGCAGGAATTGCTCGCAGCGGAGATGAGCCCCTTGCGCTCTCCGGAATCGCCTGACCTCGCCACCCTCCGCCGCCCGGACATGGCCCGGCAAGGACTCCCCATGCCTACAGAAAACAAACCTGCTGATCCAAAGCCAACCGGCCTGTCACAAGGCTGGAACCTCACACGCAAGCATGACGGCTTTGTCGTGGGCCACCAGTCGGTGGCATATCCGCCTGACGAAAAAGCGATTGAGCGTGCCGAACGTGATGGCTATGTGTGGGTGCCGTTCCTCGTGCCAGCCGCCCAGCCCCAGGGCGAGCCGGTGGCACATATGCCGGTTGAACGCTGCTACGACGTTCGGGCGAAGATGATCATTGCCTTCAACGAGGCCAAGAAGGCTGGCGGCGATTTGGATGATGCGCTTGATGCTGCATACAAATCTGCCTTGCGCTATTCGCCAAACCCAATGAACGCCGAGCAGCCCGATCGCTCACCAGAGTCCTATGCCATTGAGCATGCCGAGTACATGGCCAAGTCAGCGGATGACGTGTTGGCGAAGTTCCAAACATACGGTCTGGCTCTTCTGGCCGTCGATGAAGGCGGCGACGACGGTGAAGGTGAGCTGTTCGAGAATATCGACTCCGCCCGCGGCGACATGCAGGAAGCTCTCGTAGATCTGCGCAGCATGGTTTACGAGTTTCGCAAGCGCAGCGCCAAATCCCGATAGGAGTACATCCGTACTCCGCCCGCAAAACCTGTAACCCCTCCCCCTTCAAAGTCAGCCGCTATAGCGGCAAGGACGAAGTCATGCCCGTGGAAAATGGAAAAGAAGT